ATTAGTAGGTAAAACTTTTTTACACTTGCTACATTCTTTTGTGTCACCTTCTTCATCAAAGAAAACAGTTTCACTAAATAGTTCCTGTTGCATTACGCTGTGTATCTAGCTGTCTGATATTCTAATTGACAGTGTACACTACCATGCCAGCCTGTCAACTTATTTTTAACTACATTGAGGTGGCGTTCAATATCTTCTTCATCCTGTCCTTGTACTGGTGGGTTCTTAGCTATCAGTATCATCAAGTCAGCTTCAGCAGCCTTACCTGTACGTGAGCCTTCCATCATAGATTGATTAAGTATAACCTTACCTTCTGCTTCTGCAGATAGCTGAGACATATAGAACATTGCACATTCATACTGCTTGGCAATCATACGAGCATGAACTGCGTTAGCCTTTAGTGCTTCATCTAGTCTTGCAAAGCCACCTGTCTTAGCAAACTTATCACCCATATCCAATAGAACTATATCTGGCTTGTATGCCTTGCACACACTCTCAACCCAATTCATGTCACGTCCTGTAGCATCCTTTATCTTGATACGTTCCTTCACTGGTGCATACAAGTCACGTGCCTTACTTGGATTAGCCTTTACCTCTTGCATAGTCATGCCTGTAGCTGCAGTCAAATATCTTGCACCTACACGATGATAACCTTCTTCATTACATAAGATAATACAGTTAGCACCTTGATGGGCAAAGCCGCCCGGACTAGCAATTAAGCTGGCATGAAAGGATGTCTTACCTGTGTTGGGTCTAGCACCAATCTCAATTAAGTGACCAGCATTAACACCTTCTACCTTACGTACCAAACTAGGTATGTTGAATGTCCATCGTGCCTCAAGATCATTACGTGCAAGCAATGTCTCCAACTCTATATCATCCCATTCAATATTTAGATTAGGTGTAAAGTCATCACCATACTGCTCAAGCATTTGACGTAGTGGCTCAAGACTAGACTTGTCACCATTCACGTAGTCAAAACCTAAGTTAGCAATGTCTTCGCCAATAACTTGCTGGAACAGTTTAGATAACACCTCTTGTGCTACATCACTACCCATAGGCTGCTCTCTTTTGATCTGACCAAAGAGGCTGGTGTATGATGCTTTCTGCGCTGTAGTCAGCGTGGGATTATTAGCCATGAACAAGGCTTCAATCTCATCAGGCGTTACAGTACGTTCATACCTGTCCATAGCTGCGTCAATAGATTTCTTGATCTTACGCACGTCTGAACTAAACAACCTGTCAGGACAGCGAGAGCCACGATGATCCTCATAAAACTCTTTGTCCATTAAACTTCTAATTAGTGCTAATTCCATTTACATTCTCCATATCTGTCGGGTTACGATATTTTAAGTCATCTATTAAACGTAGTACACGAACATCGTTTACGTGTCCACGTAATTCTTTTGCCATAGCTAAAGTCTTTGGTAAAGCATCGGGGTCTAATGCTATGACTGCTGTCGAGAACTGTGCAAGATACCTTTTATGCGATTCTTGCAGAGATGTTCCAAGAAGCGCAACCCCGACAAAGTTACCGTAACCAACAACGGCTGCACTTACACAGTCCTCAACAACTATTGCGACTTTACCACAACCAGAAGTATAAGGCAAGCCACTTTTTCCATATCTTTTCCATTTAGGTAGGCGGTGCTTAGATAATGACCTGCCTGTAGCATCTACAATCTTTCCATCGTGCATGACAGGGAACACAACACGGCTCTCCTTTACATCATACATCAAACCTAATTTATCTTTATCAAGTTCCCATGTATCACACCATCTGTTCATGTGTAAATTGTCACGGTGTGGTACTATGTATGTTGGTAGTTCAAACGTATCCACTGCGAACTCCTTACTGCCAGCAAAGCCAGCTTTTATGTCATCTATAGATAGATGAACACGTGTGCTACCTGATACAGAACATGATACCTTGTAACAATTCCATACAAGACTACCCATATTGTTAGTAGCTGTAAATGTTTTATATCCCTTACAGTTAGGACAGTTCATTCTTTTAGTCTCACCATTACTAAGACCTAAATCACTTACTATGTTATATATATTATTCATGTAATATCACTTTCCTTTGCGGCAGTTGAATGCTTATATCACGAGTTCTTACGTGCTGTCAAGGCATTATTTGCACTGACGTAAGTATTTTTTAGATACGGTTTTACAGATTGTGGGTTAGCGTGTCCTGTAACCGACATAATTTGTCCTATTCCCACTTCTGCATCAACCATTTCTGTTACACCTGTACGCCTTAGATCAGACAGACGTAAATCTTTTGACAAACCTGCATCATCCATCAGCTTACGTGCGTGTAAAGGTAATTTATACATAGAGTATGGCTCGTATACACCTCTATATGATACTGGTCTAGGTGCTACATACTGTTGAAAGCCAAAGTCCTGCTCTTGTTGTATAAGCATATCAAGTAAGTCATCATCAATCGGCAATTCAACCTGTGCATTTCGTTTAGATTGTTGTATAACCACACGTTTCTTTTCAAAGTCTATTGCATCCCATGTCAGCATCCTCATATCGCCTACTCGCTGACACCATTCGTATGCCATGTGAGCAATCAAACCTATGTTACGGGTGCTAAAATCGCTGTACGCAGCGTCTAGCAGTTTTCTGACATCCCCCTTCGTCCATACCACCTTACGGGGCTGTGTGGCTCTCCTACGTACCGTAGTGAAAGGATTGATGTTACAGTGTTCCATTCTTACAGCATAGTTAAACACCATTCTAGCAGTAGCCATGATGTGATTAGCAAATGATATACCACGATCACACCATAAGTCATAGGCTAACTTGGCTTGCTTAGTGGACACCTGACTGACATCCACCTCGCCAAGAATTATATCATCAATAGATGTAGTCATAACATTACCCAAACAATACTTATAGTGTGCTTTAGTTTCATCCCGCAAGTTCTTGAAATCGTGGGATAAATAGTATTCTTCAGTTATCTTTTTCAACTTCATTTTCTTTTCCTTCCAAATAAATTATAGCACGTTTGAGTAGGTCACTGTTATCTTTAGCTATGCCTAACATTCTATTACACTGATGACATATCCACCCTCTGAAATTTCCTGTACTATGTGAGTGGTCAAGACACCAAGAATTATGGCTTGGGTGATTAGTACCCTTGATACCGTCCTTATCTCTAAGACAGATAGGGCAGTGATGATTCTCTGGTACAGGCGGTGCAGACTTTCGTAATATTCTTGTCTGTTTCTGCGCTGATTTTCTACAGTCAACGCATTCTGGCCTACGCCTGACATCTCCGTTGGCGTGGTAGGCATCAATGGGAAAGAGAACCAAGTCAAGTTCTCTCTCACATTTAATACATATCCTTGTTTCATCACCCAATTCAACATCGTAGTCATCCTCACCAAAGAGGTTATACTGCATCAGGCTGCAATAGCAGTGAACTGTGGTGACTTGATCCAGTTAGCTACCTCAACTTCACGCATGAACAGAGACTTAGACTGTGTGTCACTACCAGTATTGCGTAGAGCAAAGCCGTTACGTTCATCTGCATACGTTGCATAGTTAGTAAAGGCAGAGTACAATGCCCACAGATTGCGTCCACGTGTAGCCACTTCCTGATTGTATAAGCCATACATCTTCTCTGACTTACGATCTGACTTCATTATACCTTCAAGCATAGCCTTAACATCAACGTGCATAAGGCTAGTGTTAGCCCATCGTTGCATCTGTTCTGCCTGTGCAGTGAAGTCCTGTTGTGACTTATGTAGTTCAGTAATGAACCTGTCGAGGCTAAAGTTACTGGTATTCTTACGCATAACTTTACTGTGATCGCCTGTGATCTGCCCATTGAGACAGAAGAAGTCGATAGCACCAAAGATAGTGGTGTTAGAACACGTGCCATTGACACCATGCAAAGCAATAATACGCTTCATCAACGTAGTCTCATGCTTGTCAGTAGTAATCCTAGCAGTGACTTTAGGCAAGGTCATATCCATCATAGCCCAACCATCTTTATGTGCGCTACGCCACTTAATCTCTGCACCTTCCATGTCATCTTCAGACAGTGTTTCAGTAGTCGTGTCCATGACATTGCGGAAGAAGTCACCATGATTAGCACACGTAAAGCCATTGCCTACGATACCAATGTAGTCACCTGTGTTACTATTGATAACATACTTCTTGTCGTCAACTTTAGTCGGCTCAAACTCAACACTAAAGTCGAGGTGTTCTGGTATATATTCTAGCATAATAATTCTCCTATCGTTAATTGATACTGTGTTATATATTATATTCTAACAAATGTCAACCGTGTTCACGTACATCAAAGTTAAACTCATGGCGCAGCCTGTCCTTTGCATCTGCTAATTCCTGCAGGTCATAGGCAGTAATAGCTTTGATACCACCCATGTCAGGGTACATGGCAGTGTCTAGCATCTCATCTAGCATCTGATAAACATTGATGACAGCAACCCTCTGGTCAAGAGACAGCTTGGCTATACGGTCACGGCGTTGGATACGTTCCTTTTCACGCTTCGCTGCCCAATACTCTATGCGTTCATCTTGTGTCATGTTCTCTAGTTTTTTAGCCATTGTTATACTCCTTCTGGAACTCATTCCATGCTGCGGTAAATACCTCGTTGAAACTGTGGTAGTTGGCATCCTCAAAGGCAGCAGACGCTACCTCAAAGATGTCTTGCCCACTCCATTTAAGTGCTTGCGATAGGCGTATGCCTCTGATTTCATTGTCATTCATTACAATCATCCTCTTCAAATTTACAACGTGTTGTATAATATGCCATCATCAATGCGGCTACCTCTGGGAAGGATTCCCAATCAACAGGTCTGCCGCCCAACTGCATCTCAATCTCTGCGTCAAGTGCTACCAGTATGGCGTTCACTTGTTTCTTTGGTAGGTTAAGTGTTATCATTGTTTGTCTCCTCTTCTGGGTACACATGCGGTGTAAATATTTTTCATGTATCGCAATTTCATCATCTTGTAATTCAACTGTTCTAGGCATTACTTATCTCCTTCGTCACGTTCATGCAAGTAATTTACATCTACGTCATCACAGATGTATGAATAGTCATAGTTGGGCATATTAAACAGCTTGATAGTGCCATCCTCATTACGGACATAATCATCAGCTTCAATGTCCACTACGGCTATTGGCATATCCCAAACCACTGCACTGTATGTTTTATTTGGGTCAAACATTATCAATCTCCTTTCACAATATCTCTTACGTCAATACAAAAGCACTGCTGGTCAGGATAATCAAAGCCACGTTCTGTTGATGCCACATGGCACTCAGACAGGTACTCATGGCTAGACCATATCTCCAAGTGTATCTCCACTGGTGTCAGCGTACCCATGCAAGCCAACACCATGCCAGCTATCTCATTCATCGTCAATCTCCTGCATTGCTCCTACTATAATATGTTCTCCACCAACTAACGCTTTCATTTCTTTCATAGCTTCCGCACGTGCTTCAGCCCTTGTGTCAGCGGTTATAATGATGTCACGATACGTTGTTGCTTGTACTTTAATTTCATATGTCGTCATCATCCTCATCCTTTACAAATAGTTCATGTGGTATTTTGTCCCACTCCTCACGCCTGATACGCCACTTGTCATGCTGTACTGGTGTGCATAGTCGCACCCACTTCCAGCCTACCACTGCCCATACAAGACGTGTGCCGCATACTGGATAGCGTGTGTCGTAGAAGTCACACCGATACAGCTTGGCATCTGCCCATGTTGCCTCTGGTGGTCTGGGTGTTATGGGTTTAATGCTTTCATAATTCTTGGCTTGATACTCGTACAGCATGTCATCACGCTTACGCACTAAGCCATCCCAAAACTCTTTTTCTATCTGCATATCAATGCTCCTTCAATGCATCCATTACTAGGTATATAACTATAGCCAAGCCTACTACCAGATACCCAATGATGAACAGGTCATCCATGCCCAC